TACGGACAAGATACTCCCGACCCAATCATTCTCCGCAGAGTCGAAGAAGTCTTCCGCTGTACAAATCAATATCAGCGGGCTTCAAGTATCGGCAGTAGAGGAAAAGCCCGTCAACGACGATCCGGTGAGCATACAGTGAGAACCTGTAAGACTTGCAGTGTCGAGAAGCCCCTGGATGATTTCCCTACTTGGAAGGTCAAGGCTACTGGGGCAAACGGCTGGCGCGGTGAGTGCAAATCCTGCGTTGCTGTCAAGCAATCTGACTACTACTCCAAGAACGCGGCCCATATAAGGGAAACGTCTAAGGATAGATATAACCGTTATAAGGCTGATGGCAAGATTCAGGCTTATCACAAGAACCGCCACCTAGTTAAAACCTACGGAATTACTGTAGGCGAGTGGGATGACCTATTTGACTCTCAGGGTCGGGCCTGTGCAATTTGCAAGGATGCCGACATAAAGGGCCACTGGTGTACCGACCACGACCACAATACTGGGAAAGTGCGAGGAATCCTTTGCCAAGGCTGTAACACGCTCATTGGCATGGCTAAAGACCACCCCCAAGTCCTTCTGGATGCCAAGGCTTACTTGGAAGAAGAGGGCCATTACGGGGAGTATCAGCCATCGCTTCTTTAGATTTATCTCTGCTTCCGTGGCAGGAAACGGTTATGAAGAGCGATGCCCGCTTCAAAGTCGTTGCGGCTGGGCGGCGAACAGGAAAGTCTTATCTGGCGGCAATATCCCTGATATTGAAGGCGCTGGACGGTGAGGAAGGCAAGGTTTTTTACGTTGCCCCGACCCAAGGTCAGGCCCGTGACATCATGTGGCACACCATTTTTGACATAGCTGGTGAGATTATTGAGCGTAGCCATGTCAACAACCTAGAAATCACCTTAGCTGGTGGTAACACTATCTTCCTAAAAGGTGCTGATAGACCCGATACGCTTCGTGGTGTCTCTCTTAAATACTTGGTTTTAGATGAGTACGCATTCTGCAAGCCAGATGTGTTCGATAACATCCTAAGACCCGCCTTAGCTGACAAGCAGGGTGACCTTTTAGCCATTGGAACACCTGAAGGCCGTAATCACTTCTACGACATGTACGTGGGTGCAGGCACATGGGACGGCTGGGAAGCCTTCCACTACACCTCATTTGATAACCCACTAGTTCCTAAGTCAGAGATTGAACATGCAAGGCAGACTTTGCCGTCTTATGCCTTCCATCAAGAGTTCATGGCTAGCTTTGATGCCAGAACTGGATCGCTCTTTGACCCTGATAACTTCATTTACCACGAAAAAGCCAATGAACCTGGGGATCACTATATCTCTATTGACTTGGCTGGCTTTAAACAACAGGGGCAGAGGAAGGCTAAGAAGCGTGATAACTCCGCTATTGCCATTACTAAGGTCGCCCCTTCAGGTAAGTGGTATGTAGAAGACATTATCTACGGTCAATGGTCACTGGATGAAACGTGCCAAAAGATATTCGACGCAGTAGAAAAGTACAGACCCATAAAGGTAGGCATGGAAAGGGGGATCGCTCAACAAGCAGTGATGTCCCCCATGTCAGACCTGATGAGAAGGCGTGGACGATTGTTCCGCGTGGAACTCCTTACCCACGGCAACCAGAAGAAGGAAGACAGGATTGCGTGGGCGCTAGCGGGACGCTTTGAAAACGGCTTGATCTCTTTGAAGAAAGGGGATTGGAATGAGCGGTTTGTTGATGAGGCGTCAAATTTCCCCTCCACACTTGTCCATGATGACCTGATTGATGCTTTGGCGTATTGCGACCAGATCGCACAGATCGCTTACCTGGATGGCATTGAGCTAGATGATGAGTGGGAACCCTTAGAGGACGCCGTAGGATTCTGACATGGCTGATTTAGAGCATTTAGGTGTAGATCACGGGCTGTGTGAGTGGCTTGAGACGTTGACTTTAGAGTGGAGAGACCACTATGAAGGGAACTACGAGGACAAGCACGACGAATACTATCGCCTTTGGCGCGGCATTTGGGCGGAGAACGACAAGACCCGTCAATCTGAGCGTAGCCGAATCATTGCCCCGGCACTACAGCAGGCTGTTGAGAGTGCTGTTGCTGAAATTGAGACTGCTTCCTTTAGTCAAGCGTTCATGTTTGACATTGAAGACGGTCAAAAGACTCCACCCCCACCCCCGCAGGGCCAACAGCCTACAAGTGGACCCCAGATGCCTATGCCGGGGGCGGGTGGTGGACCACCAATGCCACAAAACCAGCCAACACAAGCCGAAAGCATTGCTGTACGCGATCAACTGCACAAAGACTTAGAGCGAGCTAACTACAGAGCGGGTATTGGTGAGGTTTTAATCAATGCCGCTGTCTACGGTACGGGCATTGCTGAGCTAGTCATTGAAGATTCCAAGGAATATGTGCCTTCTACCATGCCATTAGACGGTATGCCGCAGGAGGCCAACCTTGTTGAGTACGGCACTGAGACTAAACAGCGACCTATTGTTAAGTTAAACCCTGTTCAGCCTAAAAACTTCCTGATTGACCCTAATGCCACCTGTGTAAGCAGTGCTATGGGCGTTTGTATTGAGGAGTTTGTCTCTGTTCACACGATTGAACAGCTACAAGAGCAGGGTGTTTACAGGGATGAGGACATTGGCACTGATGCTAGTGACCCATCCATTGATGCTGATGATGAATTGGTGTCTCAGCCTGTCAGGAAAGTAAGGGTTAAGCGTTATTACGGGTTAGTACCTACTGACCTGCTCAAAGATGAGGGCGTTGACTCTGATTTGCTGGAAGACGGCAAGTACACAGAGGCCGTTGTAGTGATTGGTAACGGGAAAATCCTTAAGGCACAGTCCAATCCCTACATGTGCAAGGATCGGCCCATAGCGGCCTTCCCCTGGGACGTAGTGCCTAGTCGTTTCTGGGGTCGTGGTGTGTGCGAAAAGGGCTATATGAGCCAAAAGGCGTTAGACGCCGAAATGCGCGCCCGTATTGACGCGCTTGCACTGACTACACACCCCATGATGGCGGTAGATGCAACACGAATCCCCAGAGGGGACAAATTTGAGGTCCGTCCCGGCAAGATGATCCTGACTAACGGCGCTCCACAGGAGTCAATCATGCCGTTTAAGTTTGGTCAGGTAGATCAGATCAGTTTCAACCAAGCTCAGAACCTACAGATGATGGTTCAGCAAGCTACAGGCTCGCAGGACGCCGCTGAGATGGCTAAAGGGCCGTCATCAGACACAACTGCCGCTGGTATCAGCATGAGCATGGGCGCTGTTATGAAGCGTCAGCGCCGTACTCTGGTCAACTTTCAAGAATCCTTCTTTAAGCCCCTGATCAAGAAGACTGCTTGGCGCTATATGCAGTTTGATCCGGAGAAGTACCCATCAAAGGACTATCACTTCTCTGTTGTCAGCTCATTGGGCGTTATTGCGCGTGAGTATGAGGTCCAGCAGTTAGCTCAAATCTTGCAGGTAGTGCCGCCACAGTCTCCGATTCATGGTGCGATGGTAAAAGCCATCATTGAACACATGAACGTGACCAGCAAAGAGAAGTTGTTGGCTGTTGTAGACCAGGCTGGTCAGCCAGACCCCCAGCAACAGCAAATGCAACAGCAGGCACAGCAAGCTCAGATGCAATTACAGCAAGCACAGACCGCTGTACTTATGGCGCAGGCTGAGGAAGCTAAGGGCAGGGCCGCTAAGTACGCCGTTGAGACCGACTTGATGCCAAAAGAAGCTGTTATGAAGTACAGCGACATGGATAAGGACGGCAAGGTCGATGATGACTTTGAGAAGAAGCTACAGCTAGCACAACAGCTTATGGCTGAAGACCGCTGGCAGGTAGAGAAGCAAGAGCGCGCAGGCAAGATGCAAATGGAGCAGGAAGAAGCCCAGCGCAAGCAACAAGAACAACAGCAATTACAGCAGATGATTTCGTCAACCGACGATATGTTAGGTCAAGTAACCATTGAGAAGGATGGACCACTGCAATGAGCGATTTCACATTAGTTGAGATCCTGAATCTTGTTCGTGCCGAAATAGCACGGACTGAGATAGGTGACGTTAAAAGGATTACTGGGCCTCAAGGTGAGCAAGGCCCAATGGGTGAGACCGGCCCTCAAGGACCGCAGGGTCCAAGGGGTAATGACGGTCAGCAAGGCCCAGCAGGAATCAAAGGTAATCAAGGTAAGAAAGGCGACAAAGGTGTTAAGGGTGCTGATGGTGGTGATGGCGTAGGCATTGCGCGCATTGACCAGGACAGTGTTGATGGCTCTGTTGTCATGCACCTGACTGACGGCACTAGTTACACGGTTGAGATGCCGCTGGTTGACAGTGAGGGCAACCTAAGCCGTGAGGTTCACTACAAGTCTGGCGGTGGAGGCGGTGGCGTTGTTGACCTGTCTGGTTATGTGCGGCGTCCTAGTAACAATCATGACGGCAAGTGGCAAGTATACAGAGAGACTACAGACGGCAGACGCGAGTGGACCCCTGCTACTACCGACTTGATTGAGACAAACGGACAGTTGATGTTCCGTGATTCTAAAGGCCGATTCACTCCTACCCCTGAAGAGCTTGATGAGCTAACCAACCAGCTTAAAGTCAATCGCTGGCTGTGGGACAGGATTCAAGAGCTAGACCTCAAGGCTGGTGGTGTAGCCATATCAGATGAGGCTCCCGAAGATCCTGAGAACGGGATGTTCTGGTTTGATAACTCTGAAGATGTCATGCAGTTGTTTATCTGGCACAAGGACTCAGATGCCTGGATTCCTGTCGCCCCTCCTACAACACTAGAGGGCAGGGTATCTACTGGCGAAGCAACACAGCA